CGGCGAAAAGTAAAAAAAATTACATTTGACACGTAAAAAAACGCTTTTTTTGTTGACTTATTTTTTGTTTGGGTGTATAATTAGTTTAGTAATATGAAAGAGGGAGAAATCTCAATCATATTATAAAAAACGTTAGGAGGTGGAAAGAGTGAAAAAGACTAAAAAAAGAAGATTAAAAAAGAGCGTTAAAAACTTTATATTTTACACTCTAACAAGTATAATAATTTTGATTGGTGCTATAATACTAATAGGAGAAATCAAAAGCGAGTTGAAAGCATACGAACAAGAAAGAGAAACAATCAAACAAAATTATATTACTTGTATAAAAGAGCAAGACACAAAACAAGGTTATATTATACGCTCAGCGTGTAGCGATAATTGGCAATCATTAGACGCACAAACAAACGCACAATACAAACAAATTAAAAAAGATTTATACCTAGTTAAAATTGGCGAATAAACGCCGAAAAAGTGGAAAGAATAAGAAAGAAAGAGAAAGACGCCGAACACGGCGAGGAGGTAAAAAGAAAATGAATAAAAAAGATTTAATTTATAATTTTATAAATAATATAGGACTAGACGCAAGACACGGACTAAAAGGGAGCAATCTAACAGCATACTACATAGAGGGAACAAACAAAAGAGTATTAAAAAATTATAGCACAATAATAGCACTAATCGACGCTAACAAAAATTATAATAAAGTATTTTTAAATAGTGATAAATACTCACAAACTACATCAAGAAATCAAAATCTAATTAGATACTACGCCGACGAAATAGAAGAGACAAACGAGGAAACAATCTACAAACTAATAAACGAATAAAGGAGCGGAAAAAATGAAAGAATATAAAAAGATTTTAGACGTTAAACAATACGAGGAAAAAGCAAGAAAACAAATAAATATTATAAGAGAAATACAAGAGGACGACACAAAAAAATATGATTTTAAACTAGAAAAAGACGCACAAAACGAGCAATTTTTCACACTAACAAAATACTATGACGGAATAGAAAAAGCGGTTATTTATAACACTATTGACGTTATAACGGAACATATAAAAGCGGTTAAACAATCAATAATTGATTTTAAAATAGGTTAAAAGAAAGAAAAGAGAGGAACAAAAGAAAATGAAAAAAGAAAAGATTTTGAAATATTACACAATCTATAAAATAGAAAGAGAAACAATCACAAAAGAAGACGGAACACAAGAAACAAGAGAAAGAGACGAACGAGCAATCGCAACACTAGACACATTGGAGCAAGTGGAGGACTTTATCAAGAGCGGACTAACTAAAAGGCGTTTGATTGATTTTATATCAAAAGGCGTTGCGGTACGTGATACGTGGCGAATATATGTTGACCGCATCAGCGAAAGCGAGTTGACCGAGGGCGTTATATAAAACGCTCTTTTTTTTGTCTTCTTCGTGGCGTCTCTTTTATACCTAAAAGAGCGAAAAGGCGAAAGCGTGGGGGCGTGTCTTTTATTGTATAATAAAGGACTAAAAAGGGGCGTATTTTACAAATAAAAGACCATAAAAAATCTTTTTAATAATGTAGCACGTCACTTCCCGTGCCTACTTATCGTTTCAAACACCTCTTTTCTCCACACTTTATTTTAAATAAAGACCTATTTCGGTTATGCAATGACCTTCCTCCTTCTTTTTACGTAAGAGTGGGGCTTGTTTTACATAAGCAAGTTTCTACACATAAGTATCTGTTTATATATAAAGAATTTTGAACATAAAAAAATGGTGCTTCAGCTTCGCCTTTGGAGGGCTCGCTGGCACCATTCTAATGACCTGTGTTAAGAGTCTAAAAAGACCTATTTTGGGATTTGAAAAAGACCTGTTTTTATGAGTTGGGTTTTTCCTAAATGACCTATTTTAGCACCACTAAGGTTCTAAAATTTTTAAAAAAGCCTTATTTTATGCGGGTTTGCGAAGGTCGTCCTTAAGAATAGTAAGGAACACTTTTAAAATTGTATGTGCAGTGTTGAAAAACACTCGCCTTTCAGCAGGCACCGCCTAGCGGAACAACCACACCTTTTTCATTTTTCTGAAAGTCTTAATAAAGGACTTAAAAGCAAAATAAAAGACACATTTGTTAGTGTCTTATTGTTTGCGACTAAAACTTTGTGATAACCAGACTGCTCTATCATAACCTTGTTTTGATTTAGAGTCTTGGCTCTTATTAGATTGTTTTGTCGTGAATACAGCATATAATATAAACGCTATTATAATGTGCATATTTGTCCCTCCTCTTTTCATCTCCTATGCCAACCTCTTGTTGTTGGATATATAATATCATATATTTATTATTATGTCAAGTTTTTTTAAAAATATTCTTGACAAATAAAATTTATTGTGGTAGTATAAATTTAAGATAGAGGAGGGCGATAGACCAATGAACGACACATTGGAAATGTATAGCAGCTTGATGATGCTAAAGAGGATGAAGCCAGACAGAATAAGTTTGCATCTAAATCTTCAGCAACATATAGACCCTACATCTAATAATATTTTAGTTATATGTAGGTTAAAGAAAGATTGCAAGGAAGCAATGAAATTTATAGCTAAAGACAACCTTGGTGAATGTGAGGTAAGTTTAAGCAGTGGCATATTGAAAATAAAAGACACGACATTTAAATTTGTGCCAGTTGTAGACTTATATGAGAGTATAATAGGTTATAAATATAAAGAATACTACTTTGAAGAGGAATTTCATATACATAGATAAAGAAGGAGGAAATTGAATGAGTCATTTTTGTGTAGCAGTAGCTACGAAGAAGAAAGATATTGAAGAAGTAGACAGATTATTAAAACCATATTGGGAGGAACTAGAGGTAGAACCTTACAAAGATGAAGATGGAGATGAAACAACATATAATCCTAATAGCAAATGGGACTGGTACAGTATTGGAGGAAGATACAACCATTGGTTAATTACAGATAAAGATAATACAGATACATTTGACGATGGACAAATTGGATTATTTGGAGGAGTTAGTGATGGAACAGTAGAAGGACATCCAGAACTAAAGAGAGTTAATGCTGCTAGAATTAAAGACATTAAGTTTGATATGATAGGTGGTAATTATGATAAGGCACTTAGAGAGTGGGAACTTATTGTAGAAGAACAAGAACCTCAAAATGAAGAGGAGCAAGAAATTGTTAAGTGGAATTTATATAAGCCATCTTATTATGTAGAACAATATGGAACTAAAGAAGAATATGCTAGACAAGAATCTATGTTTACTACTTGGTCGTTTGTCAATGAAGAAGGATGGGCAGAACAAGGAGAGATGGGATTCTGGGCTATGCACAATGCTACCAAAGATAGTAGATTAGATTTTATAGAAAAGTTAAATGAATATATAAAATCACCAGAACATCAAGAAGAATATTTATGGATTATAGATTGTCATATATAAGGAAGGAGGAAGGGTATGACTCAAGCAAAATTTAAGAAGGCTTTTGAAGAAGCAAAGAAAAATAAATGTGCTATATGTGTAGAGATAGAAATGCCTGGTCAAGAAACTAATGAACTTATAATAAATAGTTATGAGGCATTAGATAACAAACTAGAATATTATCTAAAAGCATATGATAAAAAATTAGTTCATTCTATGAATGACAGAATTAAAATAGTTGATGCTTATCCTTGCGATTACTATGTACCTAAATGGATAAAAGAATGAAAGTATATGTAGTAATGAGTTGGGGCGTTGATGATGTTCCGATTGGCATCTTTGATGATTATGAACTTGCTGAGGAATGTGCTAAACGACATAGCACGGGGGTTTATGAAATGATTATTAATGAAGAGATAGAAAAGAAGGAATTTTTTAAACAAATAGTTAAAAAAGAAAGGAACAAATAAAATGAAAGAATATTTAGTAGAAGTGACTAAGGTTGCTAGAAGATGGATTAAGGCTGTTGACGAGGAATCAGCAGAAGAAATTGCAGAAAGTATGGAAGATAACGATTATGAAGAAGTTGAAGATGTAAGAGTTATTGATAGCCGAGAACTTGACGCAGACGATGAAGATTCATATAGAGAATATTTAGAAGACGACGACGAAGAAGAAGAGGAGTGGTAATATGAAAACAATTAGATATAGCAAGATGGTTATCGGTGGCTCTAACCAATGTAGCACTTTAATATTATCTAGTTGTGGGAGCCACCAATCTAATGAAATGTATACTGCTCAACTTGCTGAACTTATGTTAAAGAAATCTAAGAACTGGATTATTGATGGAGAAGAAGTTCTAGACCAGGTAACGAGTTTATATGAATTATTAAAGGAATTGAAGAAAGAAAACTCACAAGAAGTTTTTATACATCTTAAGACTAAACATTATGATTATTGGTTTATGAGAGGAATTTCTGTTACTGATAGTATTTTAGATATGTGTGATGTGTTAACAGATAAACATAATAATTCTTTAGATTTAAGAGCTACTTGTTCTATTAATGACCCGGTTTATTGGGAGGTAAGTTAATGGAAAAAATATTAATAAAAGAAATGTTATCTGCTTATTCTAGTTTAAGTAGACAGATAGAATTTCTAAATGTGAAAATGTTTGGTTTAACTCAATTATTATTAAATAAAGGAATTATTACTGAATCCGAATATGATAAGTATTGCAGTGATGAGGCTGTTGCTGATATTTATAGAAATATAAATAAGAAATTGGAGGATGAGTTTAATGATTAAATTTAATTATGGTAGTAAAGAAGATTTTAATAAAAATGATGGAGTTAAATTATTTGATAAAGATATACAACGTATGATAGATGAGTGTGTTAGCAGATTAGAGTCTAATGAAGACTGGGCTACATTCCAAGGAACAGGAGATACTATGGTCTTTGCTTTTGGATTTTCTAATGATGGTGAACATATGGATGAAATATCTATCTATGTATGTAAAAATTATGAGCTTGCAGAAGCTTGGCTGGATGATAAAGGCGACTGGGAAAAGATGGACTGGTCTAAAAATTATGAAGAGGAGGAAGAATATCAGCAATATACTCGTGAAGAGCTGATTGATATGATAAGAGATTATAAAGAAAAGGAAACTTATTATAATCCTAGAAGAGAAGTATGAAAAAGAAAAGAAGACTAAAAAAGTGGGTTAAGGTTACACTTTGTGTTATGTTAATCGGGGGTTTTGGTCTTTGTTTTGATAAAATTAATGGTAAAGAAAAAGAAAAAACTGAATTAATAAAAGAAGAAACCATTGTATATCAAGAAAAAATGGTCGAAAATATGGCTCAAAAAGAGCCTGAAAACGTTGAAATTTCTAGTGAAAATGACGAAAAAGTTGAAGAAAATGTGGTAAAAACTGTTGACTTTGAGCCAAAAATAGAGCAAAATAATAAGGCTTTTAGATTAACGTCTTTTTATCCCGCAGAATCAAGCGATTGTACTGGTTCTGGCAAATGTAGCTGGGATTTTCAAGTGAATGACAAAGGTTGGTATACTTGGGACGGTAAAATTGTATTAGCTGCAGCAACAACTTATTTACAAAAAAGTTTTGATTATGTTGAAGGTAAAAAGTATTTTAAATATTATGATGAAGTTAATGTTACTATTGATGGTATAGACTATAAAGGTATAATTCTTGATAGTTGTGGTGCTTGTATGAAAGTAACATATGAAGAAAGACTAGATTTATTTGTTAATTCTGGTGAAAATGCAATAGATAGAGGTTATAAAGGAAATAATCCTATTTATGTTAATTGGTAAAGGAGGAATAAATATGATGCAAGATTTAGATGATACAAAAACTATAAGTAGTTCAGCTACTATAACTTGTACTCCAATTAATGTTGGCGAAACTTATTCATCTTATTATACACCAACAAAAATGACTTTAAGAGAATTTATGAAAAAGTGGTTAAATGATGAAATTGGTGATGGATTTAAATTTAAATTAGATGGAGAAGAATTTGTTGCTGATGATATTGATATTCATACTACAAGAAAAATACAACGTGGAGATTATGAAGCTGAATATGAGGATTTATTTGAATGGATAGATAGTTGTTCTTTAACTGACGAAAATGTTGAAATTGAAATAACTCAATATGCCGCTAAAATTAAAATGGCTCCAATTGATTATAATTTTATGCCAACAATTTATAATACAAATAGAGAAGTAAGATGTTGTCCTGTATGTGGAGGTAATGGAATTGTTAGTAATGGATTTTATAATCATACCGGTAATACTTGGGTTACATCTACAACTGCACCAGAACAATGCAGAAGTTGTGGTGGAAAAGGTTATGTAGAAATATGATGATAAAAGTTTTTGATGTTGAAGTTGGATGGCTAACATTAGAAATAAACGGATTTAGATTTTGTGTTAGCTATTTAGATGACTTTAAAATGTGTATGGATTATCTTTTGGGAATTGGTAAGGATAATGAATATACATATCATTGGAATATTGAAGCACGAAGTATCACTCTTGACGGAGAAGGTACTGAGTTAAAATTAAGTATAACAAAACATATTTACGAAGACGATTTTTTACTTAACTGGTGGGTCGATGATGGTACTCCTGTTTCTAAAGTATTTAACTATGGTGAATTTGTTAGACAATATAAACAAGTTATGGATGATATTGGAGAAGAAGTTTATTGTAGAGATTTTTTAATGGAGAGTGAAGACGAAGATGAGTAAAAAAGAAATGGTTAAAGATTTTTTAATATTTACTTTAATGTTGTTTTGTATAACATTTTTTATGACACCTTTTTATATGATGGTTCTTATATTGCATTTTGCTGAAATATATGTTGATATGATATATATTATATCTGTTGGGATTGTTTGGTTGATTGCTTATATACTGCTATTTATATATTTTTATAAAAATAAAAACGAGTAGAAATTACTCGTCTTTTTTATTTATCCAGTTTATAAATAATTCACGCATTCTTTTTGAAGGAATATAAACTGTTATTGGTTTACCATCTCGAATTGCACTTCTATATATAAATTGAATTAGTTCTGAAAGGGCATAAGCATCTTCATCAACCTTAATTCCTTCTACTTCAAAGAAATGCTTAAGTGTTGGTTTCATATATCTGTTTGCTATGTATGCTACTGCAGTTGAATCTTTATAATCATTTGTTGCTCTAATATTAATTGGAACAAAAGCATTTGTATAACCTTTACCTTTAACAATTTCTGAATATTCTTTAAATGTCGTCCAAAGTTTTTGATTAATTGGAGTCCCTTTGACTATATTTTTAAAGAAATTATTAATGTTATTTTGAAGTTGTTTCATTAGTGCAGTTTTAGCATTTCTTGAAAACCAAGACATTGATAAAGAACCTCTGTTGTTACCTATAGCATTAAGTTTCTCATCTTCTATTACAGTAATTAATTTCTTCTGTTCTTCATAATTATAAACTTGAGGTTCAGTTGTTAATTGAAAATCTTTAACATACATATTAATTATGTTAACATTATTATATTCATAATAAGCCTTTTGACCATTAAACATATAAGTTAAAATGTAAACTTCTTTAAAAGATTCGAATATGCTAATAGGGAAAGCCCAAACTAAAGATACAACTTCTCCAGTATCTGAGCGATGAGCTTTAACTCCACCCATTTGTATCATATTTTTATAATCTTCAAATCTACCTTCATAATCATTATTCCACTCGTTCCAATGAACAGTGTTGTTATCATCTATTGTTGTATATTCTGTAATAATTGTTTTGAGGTCATTTTTAGTTATATCTATTTCTTCAAGAACGTCAGCTGCTTCATCTATAATTAAAGTATAATTATTAAATTGAGTTAAGTCTAACACTCTATCGGTTAATTTTTTAAATAAAGCGTGAGTAGAAACAATATTATATTCTTTTTCAACCAATCTTAATAAATCTTCTGTCTTTGTTGGGAGTTCTGCTGGTTCTTGAAAATTTTTATCTTTGCAAGCAGTTTTTACTCTTTCTACCTCTGTAAGAAAAGGTGTTATATATAAAAATTTATTATTATCTTTATCTTGATTAATATGATTAATCATTGCTGTTGTTTTACCAACACCGCATCCAGCATCCACTACTTTCAGAATCATTTTAAATTCCTCCTTCGCTCAACCACTTTTTAAATTCTTCTACTATCTTATCTTTATCATTAAGATAAAATTGGTAGATAAGGTCTAATCCATTATTGTTATGTAAATATTGTAAGCGTTTATTTTCACATACAAAATCTAAACCAGAACACTGTTTACATTTATTAGATAAATAACCACTAGCTTCAACAAAATATTTTTTATTATATGGATAATAAAATCCACAATTGGTACATCTCTTCCATATAGTGTTATTATCTATACTTGTATCTCTAGTTAAACACATTATACTCCAAACATCGTAATCTGACAAGTCTGGTTGATAGCCAATATAATCTTGAGGATTATTAGGAATTACTCCAAAAAAATTCTGTGCAGCAGCAAGATATTTTTCTTTGGCTAATTTTTCTCTAGCACTACCTGTATTATTAATTCTAGTATTTTGAAGTAATATATATAAACCTTCAGTGTTCATAAACCAAGCTTTTGTTTTTGTATCAGTTGCGGAGTCTGGGTTATCATATTCTATAACCCTCATATACTGATTATATTTGTCATTATCTCTATAAGTATTTAAATTATTATTACGAAATAAAAATTTTCTTAAGAATAGAGATAAAGGATACCAATATTCTCCTGTTTCTATTTCTAGTAGTCTATAAGACTTAATATTTAATATATAATATTCTTCTAATTTATAGGACATATCATCACCCATTGTTATTTTATCATATTTATCATTAATTGTCAAATAAATTATTGACAAAATGGTAAATTTTTGATATAATAGTCTTAACTTAAGATAGAGAAGGGAGGAAGTACATTGAAAACTATTTATTTAGATTTTGACAATACTATGGTTGAAAGCAATAAAAGAATTATTGAAATATTAAATAGTAAATATCATACTTCCAAAACCGAAGCAGATATAAAGGATTATCAATTTAATAGTATATATCCAATATCAGAGAAAGAAAAGCTTGATATGTTTGAGAGCGATGAATTCTATAATGGTCTTGAATTTAAACCGCAGGTTTTAGAAGTTTTAAATAAATATAAAGATTCCTACAATTTTATTATTGTAAGTAAAGGAACTCCTAATAATTTAGTTAAAAAACAAAACTGGATTATTTCGCATTTACCTTATAATTTAAAATTTATAGGATTATCCGGGCAAACATTTAAAAAAGATGAGATTGATATGTCTGATGGAATTCAAATAGATGATAATTTTAGTTGTTTGAAGACTAATGCAGCACTTAAAATTTTATACAAAAGTTTTAATCAATTTCCTTGGCAACAACCAGATACTGATGATGAATATATAGCCGTCAATACTTGGGAAGAGATTGATTCTATTTTAGATTTCTACGGAAAGTATAATTGTAAAACATTAGAGAAAATAAGATAGGAGGAGATTATTTTTGAAGGTTCTTCAAAATTTATATTATGTGTATAAAATACCATCTAATAAAATTAGAAAATTAAAAAATTATACCTTCAAAGATGCTTCGAGGGATGGCTGTGTAGTATCAATAGGTGATAATTTAGTATTTGCAAAAATTAGAGAATATTATGGTGAGACTGGCGACCATATTTCATTATATAATAAAGTTCAAAATATCAGACGTGAAATGAAAGATATTAAGAAACTTCCTACCAGTCAAGAAAATATAGATAAAATTAAAAGTCTACAACATCAACTTGACGATATGTTATTTATTGATGATATAGTTAATATAAAAGTAATGACAAAAAAAGAATATAGAGAAATAGCTAGAACAGGTTTTGATTTAAATGGAAAACATTATGTAAGATTTATGGTTGGTTCTGGTCAAATGAGAAGAAATACTGTAAGTTTTATTAATGAAGAATTATATGACTATATGCAAGAACATCTTATGTGTGGATTAGATAAAAAAATAAGAAATATAAATCTTGCTAAATTAAGTGCTTATTTTGCATTATCTTTTTCTTCTGTATTATGGGTTAGAGAACCAAGAGTATGTGTAATTAAAGATTTTGATACTATAATTCCTAATCAAAAATTAAATTTTATTTATAAAGATGAAGATGGAAATAATCAAGTTAAAGAAATATATAAAGATTTAAAATTAAATAGTTGTGATGGTCAAGGTTTAATTAGTCCAGATATGGCATTTAATTGGGCTGAAGATATGCACTTAGATTATGTACCTTGCTCATTTGTTGTAAGAACGGCATTTGTAAAAGGTAATTTAGTAACGTTTGATTTTAAAGAATATGCGAGAGAACACGGAGTTACGACTATTAAAGATAGATATGGAACAGAATATAATATTAATGATATAGATGTTTTATTATCAGAAAGTCAATTTAAAATGGCGAAATATTATTCTTCTTGGGAGGGATATTTAAGTTATCACCATTCATATCATTTAAAATGGGGAGTAGCTAGATATAATAAACAATATGACGATGAATATGTTTTAACAAATTATCAATATATACAAGTTCTTAATTTAGATAGAGATGATATTAAAGGTTTAGTATCATATACAACAGATTGGTTTAAAAATATTTGTAGTGGTAATAAATTATATTCGTTAGCTTATAATATTGGAATAAAAAATCCAGAAGATAATTTAGACGACATAGTTAATTCTTGTGGAAGTGCTTTTACAAAAGCAATAGTTAAAAATTCTAATATGTTGCAAGATGGATATGTTCAAAGAAAAATTTATAATTCAATTAAAGAATCTATACGACAAGCAAAACTTGGACGTATCTGGGTAAAAGGTAATTATCAATTTATGATAAGTGACCCTATTGCACAAGTAAGAAGTGCTTTAGGCTTAGAAGTTAAAGGTGCTCTTCAAGCAAATGAAATCTATTCTAACTTCTGGAATGAAAGAGATTATGATGGAGAAATTTGTTTAATGAGAAGTCCACTTACACATTATTCTGAAATTAATGTTGAAAGAACTGCCAATACAGATGAAATGAAAAAGTGGTATAGATATATTTATAGTGGTGTTATATATAGTATTTATGATATAGCAACAGTTAAACACGCAGATTCTGATTTTGATGGAGATATTGTATGCTCAACAAATAATCCTTACTTTTTAAAAGGAGCTATGAGAGATGAAATTCCTATTACTTATGAAAAGGAAATGGTTCCAACTCAAAAAGTAACTTTACCTAATTTTATTAGATGTGATGTTAAAGGATTAGATACTAAAGTTGGTCAAATTACTAATTACTCAACAAGTATGATAGCAATGTTGCCATTATTTAGAGGAGAAGGTCAACAAGAACAATTACAAGAAATGCAAAAAAGAATTAAATTGCTTAGAGAAATTCAAGGAGCTGAAATTGATAAAATTAAAGGAACGACACCTCCACAATTTCCTAAGGAATGGCGTTATTGGTTAAAAATAGATAAAGACGATGATGACATTACTAAGGCAGAAAAATATAAATATAATTCTATGGTTGTTAAAAAGAAACCTTATTTCTTTATTTATTTGTATCAAACATTAATGAAAGAATATAAACAATATGAGAAAAACTTTAATAGTATTAGTTATAAACATTTTGGTATGGCTATGAAAGATTTATTAAAGAAAGAAAATCGTAGCGAAGGAGAAAATAAACTTATTAGAAAATATAGAAAATATTCTCCTGTGCTTGAAACTGATTGCGTAATGAATAATTTATGTAAGGAAGTTGAAAGTTCAGATTCTGACATTAAATATCATCCAAGCAAAGTTAGTCTATTATCTAATTTTGTTAATTATGATGAAATAGATGAAGATAAATTAAATAAACTGATGGATGTTTGTAAAACATATAAATCAGAAAAGCAATATAGAGGTTTTGCTGCTATGGTGGAAAATGAAGGTATTGCAGATGACGATATAAATGAGATAATGAATCAGGTTTTATATGGACACAAAGATAAATATAGAGAAGAAATAAGAAATATATTTAGTAATACAAAAGAATTATTTAATCATCTTATGATGATGTGCCAAAGAAAAGGAATGAATCACGATATTGTATGGGATATAATGGGAGACGACATAATAGATGTTATACCTATACAAAATCCAACAGTTTTAATTGAAGATGAAAATGGGATGGAATATTTAGGGCAAAAATATAGTCTTCAGGAGGTAAGAAAAGATGCTAATATTTGATGAGAAAAAATATGCTAAAAATCTTTTAAAGAAAAAAGAATTTCAAACTTATAGACAAAAGGATATTGAAAGATACATTCTCATCAGATATTTAGCTAATGAAGGTATGTCTACTGAAGAAATAAGAAAAGAACTTGATAAGTTCCCTCTAATTGGTTGTGAATATTTGGATAAGAAAGATGTAGATATAATTTATGAAAAAATTATTGATAGAGCTTTAAGTTATCCTCTAGTTACGGGAATTAATACAATGATTTTTAAAAATGAAATGGAAGTAATTAATTCTGTAGAAGATGAAAATGCAAGAAATTTATTATTTATATTACTTGTTTATTATAAATGGGCAACTACTCAACAACAATTATTCTTTTTTAGTAAACATAATAATGCAAAAATGGTAATAACAAATGATATGGATGTCTGGAAATATGCCGGTATAATGAAATTGCGTGTTGCAGATAGATATAGATTATGCAATCAATTAATATTAAAAGGACTATACGTAGAAGATAATTTCAAATCTAATAATTATTTTTATTTACCTTTTGCTTCAGATGCTTATGGAAGCGGAGAAGTTGCTATTTGTATAAATAATTATGATAATATTTTGGGAGAATTATATTATTATAATGACCCAGAACATTATAAGAGATGCTCTGAATGTGGTGCTGTTATAAAGAAAACACGTTCTCCAAAAAAGTATTGTGATAATTGTGCTAAAGAAGTAAAAAATAAACAAAACATCAAATATTATAAGGAAAGTTCCAATTTAGGAAAAACCCAATCCCTTACAAGCCCTGTAAAATAAAGGAAAACGTATGTTCGAAAAAAGTATTATATATATGAATAAGAAAAACAAATTTTGAATAAAAGGAGTTTTGATATGATTTTAGAAAGAAAAGAAGGAGAGACAGAAATTCAATATT